GAAAGGAGTAGAGTACCTGATCGCTTATCTTCTTGCGAAGATAAAACGGTCTGATCTCTGATCCAAGGAAGTAGTCGTTTCCACAACTTTCCCGAAAGGGTCCGTCGTGAAATGACTTAGAGTGGTTTATTGAAAAACCACAATAAGTTAGGACTTTGGACATCATAGAGTAGTACGACGATGGCAAAATAATGTCATCACCATACACGCTCCATGACGAACCAAAGTCAACGCTAGCCTCCCCTATCTGATCGAGATAGGAATGAACGCCCATTAACAAACCATAGAATATTAAACTCTCTAGTTCGAATGTATATCCGTTCCCCATCGAGGAAAATTTCTCTAATTCGAGAATCTTTCCTTCGCATTCAACATGTCCAGTCCTATAACGTGACAAAAAGTCACTCCACGGGAATGGTAGCAAGTTGAATACTAAGCCTAGACTAACAGTGTCACTAGCCATACTAAGATCGATCGTAGCCAAGCGGTTACTTTCGCTCCCAATACGAGCAAGATGCTGATTTCTAGTCTGATCAGTAAGATTAACTCCAAAGCGTCGCAACCTATTACTAATATAAGAGCCAATCCCCTTGTGGCATAAGCCATTAAGGATCGGCTCTATAGAAATAGAGCGGTACGTTTTTGAGTTTTTTGGAACGAATGATACTTTACCATAGGAGACGTCAACCGGAACAGTAAGTATGTCACCACGCTTACTGACGCTATTGGCTTCCGTCCAAAGGGGAAATTCTTCTAAGAATTCTCCCACAAATGGAAGCATCTCATCGCTACACGACATTCTGGCTGATAACTTGCTTTTATAGCAAGCATCAAAGCCCTTGACGTTAGTCGTTGCACCGGGTCCAAAGAAGAAGTCTAATCGGTCATAAGACGGAACATCAGATAGTACATCCGCGATTTTACGTGAAGCGTAGTGCAATACTGCGCTCACGTCCTTTTCAGGACAGCTAGATGATAACCGGATATTGGTCTCACGACACTTCTCCTCAGCCTCATAGAAAGACCTCAAAGCGGAAGCTTTTCTGTCATACCCAACATCTAAATAATCTTGTTTTTCAACAAGAGCAAGTATCTGTCGGGCATTTTCAAAATCGCCAGCTGAGAAAGTCTTATCTGTGTAATCGATTTTAAAATCGATTAAAGCCCTGTAGTTTTCTCCCAGAATAAACGAATGTAACGTTTGACTGAGAGGTCCACCGGACTTAGACAAAAGACCAGAAACCGCAC